TCTTAAGCCAGAGCCCTCATCGTGTCGTAGAAGACATTACTCTAGGAGAGATTAAATGACTCAACTGACTATCGAAGAAATGATCATAGCCACAGGGAGTTTTTTGTACAACGACGCCGCTAATTCTATTACTGATATAGATGCCGAGTTCTTAGCCGACTTGAGGTTGTTGATTGACGCTGAGCTAGAGAGACGCGAGGTTACTTTACATTGAGTAAAATAAGAAAAGGGTTCCGTAAAGCCAGAGTAACGCGCCCAGTAGAAAAGGATCTAGTCAAAGGTTACGATTCTAATTGGGAGTATGAGTTGCATACAGGGATTTTAGATAACTGGAGTTTTCATACTGACAAGGTTGCGTACACTATAGATCATAATTATCATCCTGATTTTCTCCGCGTGGTTGAGGGCAAGAAGATACTTCTCGAAGCCAAGGGAAGGTTCTGGGACTATGCAGAATACAGTAAATACATCTGGATTAGTAAAGTGCTGCCGGATGATACAGAATTAGTGTTTCTTTTTGCTAACCCTAGTTCGCCGATGCCTCAAGCTAAGCGCCGAAAGGACGGGACTAAAAGAAGCCACGGCGAGTGGGCAAGTGCTAATGGGTTTAGGTGGTTTAGTGAAGATAGTATCCCGGACAGTTGGATCAACCCTAAGAAGAGAGAGAGCTTTGACTGACATCAGCCGTAAAGACGAAAGACGCGACAGGTTTGTGCGAAAGAAGAAGTTTAAAAAGATTACTTCAAGCGCAAAATTAAAAGAATCTAGGCGTAAAGAAAAGGTAAAGGCCACATGATTAAAAATTGTAGAGAACTTTCGACAAAAATTGAGCAACGGTACAATGCCATTCTTAACTGCGATTACTATGAGATTACTACCACTGTCACTCTTAGCGGGAATAGGATTTGGACAGCTACAGCTAAGGGGCCTGTAGATCGTCTAAACACAGATATTGAAGATTACCACACACGACACATGAGAAAATTCCATTTAGAGCATCCACAAGACTAGGAGCAGGACAATGACACGCTTAAATGACGCAACACCCGCAGACTGGGATAGACTTAGAACTAAGTATCCGGCTATAGAGCCAAGTACTACAGTACCTTTAGAGAAAGGAGAGACACACGAAGACGCACTAACCCGCGCTAATTCTGAAGCAGAAGACGCCCTCGCAAAACTCCTTGCTACCAACAGTGCCGTAGTAGAGAATCACTTTGAGCCTTGGAGGACAGGCGCAGAAGAAGAGAGTTTAAGAGATATTAACGAACCACACACCAAGGCTAAACTTTTAAAAAAGATTGACACGTTATTAGATAGGGCCTCTCTTCTGTTAGATCAGGCGTATGAGGGACACCTAGAAAACCGCCAAAAGCGAAAGGTAGAAGAAGAGATAACTAGAATCCCATGGCGGCAGGATCACGACGATAAGCAAGACGCGGCCGCGCATTTAGACTGGTCAGATCCTCTGTTTAGGCTAGGCCCCGGAGCCTCAGATATGGAGTGGAAGCACTTCACGCTACCTTTAAACCCAGACCACAAGACAGACGCTTATCACAGACACATTTTAGATTCTGCCGTCTATCAGTTGGAGACGACTATGAACCCCATACTCCCTACAGACGCAGCAGAGCGTAAAGCCATCCCCATATATACAGGCTTTATCAAATACTTCCCAAGGGCTATAGCGGAGGTGGCAAAGCTAAGTTTAGTCGGCGGCATTCAACACGGGCAGACTGCTGAGACACTACACTGGGATCGAAGTAAGTCCGGCGATGAGTTAGACGCAATGATGCGACATATACTAGACGGCGATTGGGCGCAAGTAGCATGGCGAGCGATGGCTAATCTTGAGAAGAAAGAAGAAGCAAAGGAGAAAGGATAATGAAGATAGCCGCTATAGACATAGCATTCCTGATTATGTTTACCCTAAAGCTTCTAACCTTAATATCAATCTCTTGGTGGATTGTATTTTCCCCAGTGATCCTAAAGTGCGGGATTATCTTAACGCTTAAAGCACTAGGAGAAGAAGTGTAATGGATGGACTAAAAGGACAGGCAGTTAGGCCACTGCTGAAGACCCTTGAAGAACACAACAAAGAGGCATATCGTTCACCCTTTGGTGTGACTTTACGCAACGGTATAGCCTGTCCCGACTGCGGCGCAGAGCTGATAGACACTAACCCTACAGTGGCATTAGCTGTATACCCACCAAAATACAACACGAACTGTTTGTCCTGTGACTACAGCGGCTACCGATACTAAAAATAAAGAGGAAAAGTAATGGATCAATATCAAGAATTTATACATCGCTCGCGTTATGCACGTTGGATACCGGAGCTTAACCGCCGCGAGTCTTGGAGTGAGACAGTGCAGCGTTATGTCAACTTCTGGCTTGAGCGCGAGCAAATCACAGCAGCTGAAGGTAAGAAGATTTACAACGCTATCTACAACCTAGAAGTCATGCCTAGTATGCGGTGCCTCATGACTGCCGGGCCTGCGTTAGCTAAAGATAATGCAGCAGGTTTTAATTGTGCTTATGCTCAAATTGACTCACCGCGCTCCCTTGACGAGCTAATGTATATTCTTATGTGTGGCACCGGCAAAGGGTTCAGCGTCGAGAGGAACTTTATAAACGAGCTACCTATTGTCGCCGAGAGCTTTCATACGACGGACAGCGTTATTGTCGTTAGCGATAGTAAAAGTGGATGGGCCTCGGCGTTCCGCGAGCTAATAGCCTTGCTGTACGCAGGTAAAATCCCTCAGTGGGACGTAAGCAGAGTAAGGCCCTCGGGGGCTAGATTAAAAACCTTTGGCGGGAGGGCATCTGGCCCAGAGCCTTTAGTAGATCTTTTTAATTTCTGCGTAGGTATTTTCCCTAAAGCCAAGGGCCGTAAATTAACCTCTATTGAGTGTCATGATATTTGCTGTAAGATAGCAGACATTGTAGTAGTAGGAGGCGTCAGGCGCTCAGCGCTTATTAGCCTCTCTAATCTTTCAGACCAACGAATGTCTAAGGCTAAGTCCGGCGACTGGTGGAGAAATGAGGGGCATAGACGCTTAGCCAATAATAGTGTTGCTTATACTGAGAAGCCTGACTTTCAGTCTTATTTGGCCGAGATGCAAAACCTCTATGAGTCTAAGGCCGGCGAGCGCGGAATCTTTAGTCGTGTTGCGGCCCAGAAGATAGCCGCTAAGAACGGACGACGCGACGCTGATCAAGACTTTGGCACAAATCCTTGTCTCCATCCTGATTCTCTAGTTCAGACGATACACGGCGTTGTGCGCATAGCAGACATAACCGAGCCTACTAAGGTCTATACTATGCAAGCAGACGGCTCTTTAGGTATACGCGACTGTTCGGCTTCTTGGGTCAGTAAAAAGAATGCTGCTACGCTAAACATCACAATAGCTTCCGGCAAGGTAGTAAGGTGTACGCCTGACCATAAGATCTTCATAGAGGGCAAGGGTTGGATAGAAGCCAAAGACATTCAGATTAAAGATCGTGTTGTTCACTTGGTGCGTAGTCGAAGAGGCGCGGCCTACTCAGGGGTTAAGCTAACAACCCAAGGGCCTCGGGACTATATCATGGAGCATAGGTTAGTGTGGGCTAGTGAGTATGGCCCTATTCCCGAGTACCACGACATACATCACATAGATGGAGACACATATAATAATGACATAGATAACTTAGAGTGTCTTAGCCATAGTGACCATGCCAGACTCACAGCCTTAGAGCAGCCCAACAACCACGCGGTGTGCGGGCTCAGAGACCATTCGCCGGGAAGACACGGCAGCTTACAGGGTTTTGTCTCTCCGGCCAACAGTAAGCACGGGGCCAAAACCATAATCCCTATGCCAGAGGAGTTGAAAGCAGGGTTACATCAGGTGGCTTCAGTGGTTGCTATTAGCGAAGGAGAGACTACAGACGTTTATGACCTAACAGTAGAAGATACTCATAACTTTATAGCAGACTTTGTTGTTGTCCATAACTGTAGTGAGATTATACTAAGATCTAATCAGTTCTGTAACCTCAGCGAAGTAGTTGTGCGGGCTGATGATACTGTAAAGACCCTTAAGAAAAAGGTCGAGATGGCAGCTATCATAGGAACCCTCCAAGCTACGCTCACTGACTTCAGATACTTACGAAAAGTCTGGAAGAAGAACACAGAAGAAGAGGCGTTACTTGGTGTCAGCTTGACGGGCATCATGGACAATAAACTACTTAATAACTGTACGGATAAACTCAATGAAACACTTGAAAGCCTTAAATCAGTGGCTGTTGTTACGAATAAGAAGTGGGCGTCTAAGCTTGGTATCAATCAGTCTGTGGCTATTACATGCGTTAAGCCAAGCGGTACTGTCAGTCAGCTTGTTAATTCTGCCAGTGGCATTCATCCTCGTTTCAGCAACTATTATATTCGAAGAGTACGCTCGGATAAAAAAGACCCGTTGGCAGTCTTCATGCAAGAAGCCGGATTTGCCGCCGAAACAGACGTAACCTCTAAGGAGACCCTAGTGTTTGGGTTTCCTATTAAGTCGCCAGAGGGCTCAGTGACTGTAAAACAAGTAGGGGCCATGCAGCAACTAAAGCTCTG